CCAATGTTGGACCTAGTATATACAAAGTATATGACCACAATGATGACTTGGTTGAATGGCGTAAAGATACAGGATGGGTGGAAGTAAATGACTGAAATAGAATTAAATATAGTCTACGACGCTTTTTCGGATGTTAAGGTAACATTGCCCGATGGCATTGCATGGTCTGACGTTAGCGATTGGTACGTCAAGTGGGATACCATTATATTAATAATGGGAGATAATACAATCCATAAGGTTTCTTGTACTCTCGAAGAGATCGGTGCCGCCAAAAGGTTTCTTGGGAATGTTGTAATGATGGCTACGTAGTAGAGACTAAACATCCTTCGTATGTAACCATAATGGATACTTCGGGAGAGGTACTTGACGAAGCTTAGAAACACTAGTAGTACAGTTATATTAAACACTGATACTTTAGTGAAGTGTTTAAATATAACATGTAATACAGTATATGATAGGAAATGAGAAATGGTTGTTTTGGAATTACACAGTGGAATGCAAGTGTCGAAGCGTTCAACGGCAACAGGTGAATTGAACACTATGGTGTTGGACATTACTATGCCACAATACATGGATTGGAAAGGTGGTATGCTTATCCAAAACGCTATGCCACAGCTTAGTGCCGACGAACGTGAGTTCCTAATGACAGGTATGACACCTGCAGAATGGGATGAGATGTTTGCTTAGTCCAATGTTGGACCTAACCTTTAACCCAAACTTGAAAGGATACGATATGTATCAACGTGATGTAAATGAGATCAAAGCTTTTGTGAAGTGGCGTGGTCCAGATGCAATGGTAAACACTGGCCTATTCGTACTGCTAACGATACAAGCTGGCCTGTCCACAGTACGTGGAGCTATGCTCAAGGTTGAGAACGAGGGCTATTCTGCAGATTGCCTATGGGGTAAAAAGCGTGACGGTTTTGAATACCTTGTTAAGAACAAAGATTATCTATACGGTAAGGTGTATCAGATTGCCGACAAGCATGGCTATGATTCCAAGCAAGCATGTATAGAGATTATACGTTTATTTGTCGATGTTCCTAACCTTGGCATGGTCAAAGCTGCCTTTATGGCACAGTGCTTAGGCTTTGATACGGCATGTTTGGATTCCCACAATCTTACACGGTTTGGAATACCAGCAAGTGCCACTAAGGTTAATATGAAAGCTAAAGAGAAAACTATACTACGTAAGATAACTGAATATGTACATCTATGCCACTCCTATGCAGAGCATGGCGATGACCCAGAAGTATCAACCGCTGAGTACTGGTGGAATACATGGTGTCACTACGTAGCTGGCAATCGTGCCAACCGTGCCTTAGATACTGGTGACGTAGTGTCTAGGTTCCACGTTGAATGTATAACATACGGATTTGAACATGGGTAAACAAGTATACGAAATGCAGAACTTCGTTAAGCTTACTAAGGTTAAGTCCAACATTGGACCTAAACCAAAGCGAGATGATTGGAAACGTGATCGTACTACGGCACGTAAAACTAAGGTAACGATGCAGCGTGGCATCACTGATTATAAAAGCAAAAGGAACGCTTGACATGACTACTTACATGATATACCAACGTACTAATGTTGATACACAGCGACTAACTTCAAATATTAGTGGTAAGTATGCCAAGACATATTTCAAGCTTGGTGCCAGTTTGTCCAAGGATAATGTAGAGGACACAGTATCTGATGGCCTATACTATGATATGTATCAACCTACTATGATTATGCATGACTTGGATGGCAGAGATAAGCGTACCCCATTTGAGGCCATCTTTGATGCAGGCAATGGATATGGTGATAGAAGCATTATTTGCACTGATATCTGTGAACATCCTAGTATGTCGGTAGGTGATATACTATATGACTTGACAAGTGGCTGGAGCCATGTATGTATGCCAGTTGGTTGGCATAGCTTAAACTTAACACTACAACTTAACGAAGCATAGGAGCTTTCGACATGACAAACTCAAACACAACAACCCGCCCAGTAGTTAAACTAACTAACCCAGAACTGTACGTTCAGCACACTTTTCATATGAAAAGAGCGGGTAACTACACATACAACTACTCAGGTCTGGATGATTACATCCTAGAAAACTGGGCCAGCAAAACCATTCGTGAAATTTCAGATGAAACTAACGAGTACTACGAACGTGTAGTGTACCGTACACAGGTTTTGAAAGCGGTAGGTTTGATAGCAAAGAAGCGTAGTCGTCGTAGTCCTGTGCTAATGAAGAAGCGTAAGATGGTAGCCATGTGGCTTAAAGAAATTGATGCAAAACTAGAAGGAGTAGCATAATATGTTTGTAATTTTTGCAACTAAATCACTTAACGATGGCACAAAAGGCTTTCGTTTTAATATCTTAGGTACTAAAGGTCTGGTACGTAAGCGCCGTACCAAGTCCCGTGGGTTCAAGTTGTTCCAACGTGACAAGTGCATGACATCACACCATGTAGGCAAGGTAAGCCTATATGTAGAACGTAACAACAGTGCAGCACGTAAGCTTGCACACTTTGCAGGATAGGAGATACAACTATGCCATATATTCCAAATGAAGAAGAACTAGCGCAACAAGCTAAGTGGAAAGAAGAACGTGCGTCTAAGAACCTACCACTACAGATTGGTTTCAACAGCTTGGCCGATAAGCAACAGTATGCACTACATGAAATCTATCGTATTATGAATAACTTTAACGACGAAATGCGTGACCTAGAAGGTGACTGCTACCTATCAACTATGCAGAGTGTGCTAGGTGTCTATGGCAAGCTACGTACTAACTTCCCTAGCTTGCATGAGGATGAAGACTGATGGCTGTAATGGCTTATGATGTGACCCTTGAGATTGATGGGGTCACATCCATTGTATCACTAGATGATACATACCCTGCTGTAAATGGGTGGAGTACAGCCACAGAATTTGCTATCCAAATGGCAATGCATGACCACCCAGATGCAGCCATTGAGTTTATTGACTGTGCAGAGTATGTACATGAGGAGTACACACAGTACGGTTTCATACATGATACACCAGTTGTATTGCAATAGGAGAATATAATGGGAGCCAATATTAAACTAACCAAGCGTATGCTAGACAAGGCAGAGATCAATGCCAACAAAACTGTGCAACAGTTCTTGTCTGATGACTTTGGTTTGGAGTACACTGACCCATTCTTTTCAGAAGGGTCTAAGCTTACTGTAATTGCTGAGTACAAAGACGGCGAAGAAGCGAACGTAAACTTTTTCAGACGATCCGGTAGAGGTGATAAGATGGTTAGCATACAGAAGCTGAAGACATATGCAGATGCAGGTGACGAAGTACACCTGTCATCAAACAGTGAAAGCGATGGTGATGGAACACATATTTATATCCAAGTCCACAGACCAACAGAAACCAGCGATGCCTGACGACCCGTGTGACGACTGGTCTGAACAGCCTATACCTAAACCAAAGAAGGATGATAAGAAATGAAAACTAAAGTACACGTCAACCAATTCAGCGTCAGAGCCAATGGGAAGACAGGCAGCAGAGAGCCTGTGCTAACTGTGAAAACGTACAAGTCAAATGCCTATGCACATGAGGTGCAAATAGATGGGCCATGCCGTGTAATCTACAGCCCAGACAAGCCACTGTCATGCGGTGCAAAGGTATGGATAGAAACCGAAGGTAAAGTGACGCCTGTTGTTTGGGAGACAGCACAATGATTACAGCAACGATGATGTGCCTAGCATTAAATGTGTACCACGAAGCACGTAGTGAGCCTATGGTGGGACAGTATGCAGTAGCACACGTAGTACTGAACAGGGTGCAGAGTAACCGCTTCCCTGACAGTGTATGTGATGTGGTGTTTCAAGGCTACAGTAAGGGCAAGCACAGGTGCCAGTTTAGTTGGTACTGTGACGGCCAATCAGATGTACCACGAGAACAAATTGCATGGTCTAGGGCATTGCTTGTAGCGGATGACGTTATGCAAGGTGAGATACCTGACCCTACGTCTGGCTCAACACACTACCATGCTAACTACGTTAAGCCATACTGGGCTAAGCACCTAAAGTATAATGTGACATATGGATCACACAGGTTCTATGAATAGCTTATCGTTACTAGTACAGGGTAGACAGGTACTATACAACTATGGCACAGTTGCCATACATACAATCACAAGGAGACCACAGTATGCCGTTTGATATTCCAGAAGGTTTAGACTTTGACGTAACATTTGAGGACACACGTATGGCCGACAAGAAGTACGTCATCAACCAAGACACAGGCCAACCACTTGGTATTGTTGGTAAATCTTTTCAGTGTGCATCGCATGGTGATTTTTTTCGTGGTGTAGTTGACACTGCGACAGAGACACTATCCGATCAAGACTTAGATGGTGCCAAGTACGTATTTAAAACCGCTCGTAATGGTGCATGGGCTATGCTCGACATCACACTGCCTAACATAACATCAACTATCCAGACGGATAAGTTTGAGACATCCATTGGCAATCGTATCATTAGCCTACACGGTATTGATGGGTCATGCAGCAACCAAGTATTCTTTGGTGCCATTGATTTCTTCTGTACAAATGGCATGATCACTGGCGATCACGATAAGGTGCGTAAGAAAAACACTGCCAACTTTTCAATGGATAGTTTCATCTATGAATTGAACCGTGCTCGTACTGATTTCTACCAACAGGCAGAACAGATGCAGGTATGGGCGCAGACTAGCCTCAAGTATGTAGACGTAAGCACACTGCTTGATGACATGCTTGGGTCTAAGCGTAAGGCTGAGAAGATGTACGGCCTGTACATGAATGAGGTAGCAACCCGTGGTAACAATAAGTTTGCATTATACAGTGCCATGACTAACTATGCTACGTATGCCGATGAACGCAATGGGTTCAACCTACGTTCAACAGGCAATGACACACAGGCAATCAGCATGTGGACACGTGAGCAAGAGGTAAGCAAGTGGGTCAGTGATGTCAGGTTCCGTTTGTTGGAGGCAGCGTAATGAATAGGTATGTAGCTGAGCTAAACAAAGGCTTGGGTGATCAAGAACCTATGGAGATTTACTTGTATGCCTACTCTGAGGATCACGTCACCCAAATACTGAAGGACTATTTTATAGTAGGGTTAAGGAGAGTGTATGCCTAACCTACCACGCTACGTACAAGAACGAGTGTCACCCTCTGGGGTGATCTCATACCGCTTCAACCCGCCGCAGCCTCTTGTAGATGAGGGTGTAGTGCAACGTGAGGAGTACGGTACTGACCTCAAGCAGGTGCGTAAGATTGTGAAGGAACACAACGTTGCAATAGATGCGTGGCGTCACGAACAGTCGCTTGTTATACAAGTAAAGCCCAGCAGCAAGGTGACTGACTTGATCAACTACTACTATCAATCCAATGATTTCAGTATGTTACGGGATACAACTAAGGTGGATTACAGATACTTCCTTACCATTCTCCACCAGACAATGGGTGGTAAGAAATATGAAGCTGTGACATCCAAGGTTGCAAAGCAAGCATATGAGGGTTGGGTTAAGCGTGGTATTAGTTTTGCTAATCATGCAGCTACCTGTGCCAGTAGGGTATACAACTATGCAATACAGATGGAACATGCCACACAAAATCCGTGGGCTAACATCAAACGTAAGTCATTGCCACAGCGTAAGGTAGTGTGGACACACGGCGATGTTGTCAGGTTCCTTGATTACTCGTACAGTGATTTCGAGTATCGTAATGTAGGTTTGATAGTTCAGATGGCATACGAATGGTGTCAACGATTAGGCGACATGCGTACACTCAAGTGGGATAACATTGACCTACGTACTCAGAAGCTTGATCTGGAGCAGAGTAAACGTAGGGCTGATGTATCACTGCCCATCTCTGATGATCTATGTCAGATGTTGAATGATCAGCATACTGACTTTGGTTTTCAAGATTACGTAGCACCACACCCACGTCCAGTGAATGGTAAGTACGAACCGTATGCAATGGAACGTCTGTCTAAGGTAGGGCGTAGAGTAATGAGGCTGGCTAAACTACCAGAGGAACTACGATTGATGGACCTACGTAGGACAGGGGTGACACAGATGATTGACAAAGGTGTGCCTATTGGGCAACTAATGTCAGTGACGGGACACAATCATGTGTCTTCTGTGAAACCATATATGAAACATACATATGATTCTGCAAATAGTGCATTGACACAAAGAAATGCAGGTGTATACTCGAATGTAATGAGAAACAAAGAAAGTAATATGTAATGAATATACTTAGTATTATAAATGATCTATCACTTGTTAATGGTGAGACAAAGCGTATGGCTTGTCCTGTATGTAATACTAAGAATACATTTACTGTTACAAATAATATGGGTTCCATCGTGTGGAATTGTTACAAGGCAAGCTGCACTGCAGGTGGTGGCACACGTACATCACTGACGGCTGATGACATACGTAAATCCTTGGGACGTGTTGCTGAAGAGACACATGCTGTAACATTCGACAGACCTGAGTGGTTCGTAAGAGACTACAATAAGATTGCATCCTTCTGTGACCAATGGCAGTTAGATGCACAAGACTTAGGACTTTTGTATGACGTTAAGGAACATCGTGTGGTGTTCCCTGTTGTACATGATGGAGTAGCAGTAGATGCCACAGGTAGATCACTTGGTAATCGTATACCCAAGTGGAAACGTTATGGTAAAAGTCACTTGCCATATGTATCTGGACGTGGTAAAACTGCTGTAGTTGTTGAGGACTGCATAAGTGCTGCCGTTGTAGGTGGTGAGGTATATGTCGGGGTTGCAGTGTTGGGTACGTCCCTATCTAACGGACACAAACAGTACTTATCGCAGTTCTCATCAGCAATAGTTGCACTAGACCCTGACGCACTACCCAAGACCCTACAATTTGCAAAAGAATTACGTATGTACGTTGACAACGTTAAGGTACTACGACTATACGATGACCTCAAGTACCAACAGCCATCCGACATGGCTAATCTTTCAACACTAGGAGACTAACCCGCATGGAACTATCCCTTATACGAAGCTTGATGGACAAGCCCTTCTATGATGAACACCGTGGAGCACGTTGCCCAGATCGTTTGTTCAGTAAGGATGTTCGCAAGATCAAGCAGTCTATTGACTCAGCTATGGATCGTTACGAACGTACCGTTACACCAGCAGAGATTGAAGCCTTGTTTATGGCTAACAATCCAACACTGACTACGGCACAGCGTCAGGCATACAGTCACCTGTTCCAGCAAGTAAGTAAAGAAGCACCTATGGGTGGAGACGTAGCACAGGAGGTGCTGTCCAAACTATTCCAACAGGTAGTAGGTGAAGACATTGCAAACCTTGGCTTTGACTACGTAAACGGTAGCAAGTCTAGCCTTGACCCACTACGTCAAATGCTTGAGCAATACGGAGATGACTTCACACCTAACCTACGTATTGATTGGGAAGACATCGACCTTGATACCATCCTAGCCATGACTGACCTTGAGTCACAGTGGACATTCAACATCCCTACGTTGACACGTAAGGTAGAGGGTATCAACGCTGGTCACTTGATTGAGGTAGGAGCACGACCTAACACTGGCAAGACATCCTTCCATGCATCACTTGTGGCTGGACCTAATGGCTTTGCGTGGCAAGGGGCTAAGGTAGTTGTGCTATGTAACGAGGAGGGCTACCACCGTGTCGCTCACCGCTACATTACTGCCGCTACAGGGTTTGACAAGCACGAGATTGTTAAGAACAAAGCTGAGGCAATGCGAGTGTTCGGCCAGATTCGTGAGAACATTATGTTCAAAGATGCAACAGGCCGTGATATGAATTGGGTTGAGTCTGTGTGCAAGTCATACAAACCTGACGTAGTTATCTTAGACATGGGCGATAAGTTTGCACGTACTGCAGGGTTCTCCCGACCTGATGAAGCACTCAAGGCTAACGCCATTCATGCACGTCAAATTGCTAAGCAGCAAGAGTGTGCTGTGTTCTATATGTCACAGTTATCTGCTGAAGCAGAGGGCAAGGTTGTACTCAACCAAGCCATGATGGAGGGATCAAAGACTGGTAAGGCAGCGGAAGCTGACCTTATGATTATGATTTCTAAGAACCCTACAGTTGAGGGTCAGGAAGAAGAAGACAACCAACGACACATCAACGTGGTCAAGAACAAGCTATCTGGTTGGCACGGTATTGTACACACCGATCTTGAATATAAGATTGCGAGGTACGTATGTTAGTAGGGGAGACACAAAGATGATTACGTTTGAAGACATAGCTGCCTTTGCCTCCATGGCAGAGGACGGCAT